TTCATCGCGTATCGCGTGAGCTAACCCCATTTTTCACCAGAAGGAGACTGAACCATGTCCGCACCGATGACCTACGGCGACATCTCGCCGCGTACCGCCGCCCACGCCGTCGCCAAGATGCTGACGCGCGGGGTGCCCCACCTCGTGCTGGAGAAGTTCGGCCAGACCTACGTGATCCCGAACCGCGCGACCAAGGTCGCCAAGTTCCGTCGCTACAACGCCCTGCCGCTGGCGACGACTCCGTTGGTGGAAGGCGTGACGCCTGCCGGCAACCGCGTGACCGTGACCGACGTTACGGCCACCCTGAGCCAGTACGGCGACTTCGTGCCGTACTCCGACGTGATCGAAGACACGCACGAGGACCCGTTCCTTCAGCAACTGACCGAAGTGCTCGGTGAACAGGCGGCGCAAACCGTCGAGACCCTGCGCTACAACACGGTCAAGGCCGGGACCAACGTGTTCTACGCCAACGGTTCGGCCCGTACCGACGTGAACACGCCGCTGACGCTGGCTCTCCAACGCAAAGTCACGCGCGCCCTGAAGCGCCAGAACGCGAACCAGATCACTTCGGTCGTGTCCTCGACTCCGGCGTTCAGCACCGAGCCCGTGGAAGCTGCGTTCATCGGCCTCGTGCACCCGGACGTTGAGAACGACATCCGCAACATCACCGGCTTCATCCCGACCAAGAAATACGGCACCGTGACGCCGTGGGCGAATGAAATCGGCGCGGTCGAAGACGTGCGTTACCTGCGTTCGACGATCTTCACCTCGTTCGCGAACGGCGGCGCTGCCACAGCGACGATGATCTCGACCGGCGGCTCGCTCGCCGACGTGTACCCGGTGCTGTACATCGCCAAGGACGCGTACGGGATCGTTCCGCTGAAGGGCAAGGACAGCCTCGCGATCATGGTCGTGAACCCGAAGCCTGCCGCGGGCGACCCTCTCGGCCAGCGCGGTACGGCCGGCTGGAAGACGATGCAGACCTCCGTCATCCTGAACGACGCGTGGATGGTGCGCGCGGAAGTCGCGGCGACGAACTAACCCGGTGACGCTGGGGGCTTAACCGCCCCCGGCTGATCTGCCTTCATCTTTCGAAAAGGAGACCAGCATGGCCCTCTCAAGCACTCAGCACTTTTCCGACGGCGTGGTTCGCGGTCAGCGCGGTTCGCGCACCGGCACGCGTACCGCCGGCAACTTCACGATCACCCTCGGCTTCGCGCCGAAGTACGTCAAGGTCACCAACCTGACCGACCGCATCAGCGGCGAATGGTTCGCGGAGTCGCCTGCGGGCACGCAACTGCTCACCGTTGCCGCCGGCACGCGCACCTACGCAGACGCCGGCATCACGGTGTCGGGCGATGCGTTCTCGGTCGTGGTTGCGACTGCTGGACTGGAGACCAACGACGACGACGTGGTTTGGGAAGCCAGCTAACCCAGCAGGTGACTGTCTCGCCCCGCCCGGCCACAAGTCGGGGCGGGGCGTTTTACAGGAGGGCTGACCAATGCACGGAGATTTCGTGATCCGCATCAAGGTGCTCGAAAACGGGTTCACCGTTGAAGTGCCTGACGTGGAGATGATGAAGCAAAAGCAGGCCGAGGCGAAGAAGAACAAGGGAATGGGCATGCCCTACATGGGCGATTGCACCGAGACCTACGCCGCCCGGACAGTGCCCGAAGTGATGAAGATGGTGAAAGGTGCGCTTGCAAAACTTCCTGACATCGCCTATGCTGAAGCATTCGACGAGGCGGCGAAGGAGATGAAAGCCTCGAAGGGCTGAGCAGTTTAACCAAGGGAGGGACCATGAACGACGCTACCAGAACATCCGCCAACGCCGACGCACTCGCCGGTATCGAAGAACCCGCCGCCCCCGAGGCGCAGGTGGACCTAGCCACGCTGATCGAGCGTCAGGTCACTGCCGCGCTCGCCGAGGCTCGCAAGAACGATCCTGTCATCGCGGAGCTTCAAGCCAAGCTCGCCGCTGCCGAGAAGGCAAACGTCGAACTCGTGCTGAAGGCCGAGGCGAAACAACTCGCGGACCAACATGCCGCCGGGGCCAACGAGTCGCATGCCTCCAGCAAGGTGCGCTACGCCATCGTCATCGACGAGGCCCGCGACCCGAACGAGATCAACCCGGTGTTCGTCTCGCCCAACGGCCGGGCCTATCACATCAAGCGCGGCGTTGTCGTGGAAGTTCCGCGTGAAGTCGTGAACGTCCTCAACGATGCCGTGGAAGATCGCGCTGTTCCGAGAAGCGATGCGCAGGGCATGCCCAACGGGTTCGATGTCCGCAAAGCGCGTCGTTTTCCGTTCCAGAACTACGGCATGGTCGTGGACGCCGAGGGCAAGCGCATCGAACGCGAACTGCCGGGGCTTAACACGGCGGTCTGATGAAGACCTCGGAGCTACTGGAGCACATCACCGGGCCGATGCTGGACGACCGCGCTGAGCTACTGGCCGGCGCGTCGGATCAGCTTTTCAAGTCGGCCACGGTGATCCGGTACCTCAACGAGGGAGAGCGCAAGCTCTGCCGCGACGCATGGGTGCTGGAAGACATCAGCACGCCTTCGATTTGCGAGATTCAATTGATCGAGGGTGAACCGAACTACGCGTTCCACAAGTCGATCTTGCACGTGAAGGCAGCCCGCCTGAGCGATAGCGACATGGACTTGCTACGGGTAGGTTACGACGACAACCGTCTGCTTCCCTACTCGTCGGTGGTCGATCCCGATTTTTGGGATGTCAACATCGTGTACACAGAAACCCCCGGCCGTCCGCAACGCTATTCGGCGGACATGGGCACGCGTGTTCTTCGGGTGCGCAACAAGCCGGATGCCACTGCCGCTATCCTGAAGCTCAAGTTGTCCGTGGTACGCATGCCGCTCGTCGAGATGACTGAGGCGGATACGGATAAGGAGCCCGAGGTTCCCGAGGAACATCATCTCGAACTCTGCAAGTACGCCGCCGGCTCCTGCCTCGCGAATACCGCCGACATCGACTCGGACCTGCGCTCGCTCGGCCGCGCATGGGTGAATGAGTTCAATGCCCTATGCGATTCAGCCAAGCGTGACCGCCAGCGTCGCCAGCAGTCGGCTCCGCAATTCCGATTCGGCGGGTGGGCTCGTGGCAACGAGTAACGAGGACAAGGACGTATTTGCGTTCGAGCAGTTCCGCGGCCTGCGTAACACAGTGGGCACGGAGAGTTTCGAACCCGGTGATCTGGAAGCCGCGCTTAACGTGGACATCACCGATGCCTTGCGAGTGCGTCGTCGCAAGGGTTACGCCGTTACCGCGGTCGTTTCTGCACACCATTCCTTCTGGAGCAATGGCGTGATCGCTCTTGCCGTATCCGGCACCAATCTCGTCGAGGTGATGCCCGATCTTACGACACGCGTGGTGCGTTCAGGACTTACCTCTGGTCGCCGTATGCACTACGCCATCATGGGCTCTCGCGTGTTCTACTCGAACGGAGTCGAGACTGGCGTGTTCGAGGATGGCGTTTCGCGCACATGGGGTATCGAAGTCCCCGTTAAGTTGCCACTCTCCGAGGTAATCGGTGGGTCGCTGCCGGCCGGGCTATACCAATACGCGATGACCTATCTTCGCTCCGACGGGCAAGAATCCGGGGCCGGCCGGGCTGGCTTCATCGAGCTTGCCTCCTCCGGTGGAGTCCATTTCTATGACGTGCCCGTCTCCGCTGATCCGGGGGTAGCATTTAAACGGCTCTACGTGAGCCCGGTCAACGGGGATGCGTTGTTCCTCCTGATGACCTTGCCGAATGCCGCTACCGATGCGACATACACCGTGGAGCGCACAGGTGCCCTGCCTCTCTCGACCCAGTTCCTCACGCCCGCTTTGCCCGGCGTCCATCTCTCTGAGTTCGCTGGGCATATCCTCCTTGCCCGTGGTAGTACGCTGTACCGTAGCGAGGCATTGGCCCCCGAGCTATTCGATCTACGCAAGGGAAGCCCCTTCACTGCCCGGATCACCCTTGTCGCCCCCGTGGACGACGGAGTATACTTGGGTACTGAGTCAGGAGTCTCATGGCTCGCCGGCCGGAAGCCTGCGGAGTGGGATGCGAAGAAACGCCTTGATTACGGGGCGATCCCCGGCACCTTGGCTTTCGCGCCCGCGGAAGACATCTCCGAAGGACAGCAAGGCCCGGTGGCTTTGTTCGCGACCGAGAAAGGAATCTGTGCCGGCTTCAACGGCGGCTTGATCCTTAACCTGACGGGCGACCGGTTCAACTATCCGGTCATGGATGAAGGAGCCGCGGTGGTTCGCGACTCTGGAGGTTCGGTGCAGTATGTCCTCACGCTTCGCGGTACGGAGCGCGCGGCCAACACTGCGTTCTAGTACGTTGCACATATCTAACAAAGGAGTGACACCATGACCCTACGTTTCTCAACCGGTCTTCGAAACTTCCTGATGGAAGGTGGCTCGATGAAGCAAGCATTTGCCGGCGGCAAACTGCTGATTTACAGCGGCGCGCAGCCCGCGTCCGCGGATGACGCCGTTGCCGGTACCCTTCTCGCGACAATCACTTCGGGCAGTGGCGCGCACACCTCCGAGGTCCGCTCGGCTGGTTCCGTCGATCTGACTGCCGGCGGTTCGGGCTCGGTTGACACCTTGACGGTGAACAGCATCGAGATCATGGGCTCGTCCACTCCGTTCAACACTTCGCTCGCGCAGACCGCGCAGGATGTGTGCGACAAGATCAACAACAACCGCAAGAACATGCTGTTCGACGCGTTCGTGACCGCGACCGACGTGATCAACATCCGCGCGAAGACCGGCCTCGGCACTCTGCCGAACGGCTGGGTGGTCGCTTCGACGGTTACGACGATCACGAAGACCGATGCCAACATGGCCGGCGGTGTGGACTCCGTGAACGGTCTCCTGTTCGGGGACTCGGCCGCCGCGATTCTGGTGAAGCGCACGGACCAAGTGTGGTCCGGCTTGGGCGTCGCTGCCGGCACCGCGGGATGGTTCCGTTTCGTCAGTGCGATTGCCGACGCGGGGGCCGCGGACTCTGCCGAAGCCTTCCTTCGAGTCGATGGCAACATCGCGACTTCGGGTGCGAACCTGAACATGACCAACACCACGGTCGCCATCGGAGCCACGCAAACCATCAGTACCGGCACAGTGACCGTTCCGGCCTCGGTGTAAGCAGGTACTCCACGGGGAGGGGCCGCCGTTAAGAACGCGGCCCCTTTTTACTTATGGCCTACGCTACTTGGAACCCCTCGGATAAGAGCGCCCGGATCACTTTGTCCGGGGCCAATCTTATCGCGACCGCCGACGGCGGTGCAGCCAATCAGGCCGTGCGTGGCACGCTCTCTAAGAGCACCGGCAAGTGGTACTGCGAATTCACGTGTACTCTCGATGGGGGCTTGGTCGCTTCCGTTCCTACTCTTGGCCTTGCCAATAGCACCTTCGATGTTGGAGTTGGCATGGCATCCGGCACGCAACTCGGCGAGGATGCGAACGGTTATGGCTATCGTAAGAATGGCGTGTTACGTTACAACGCCGGTACGGTGGGCGGTGGCAGCGTTTCATGGACCACTGGCGATGTCATTAGCATGTTATTCGATGCTGACGGTGACACGCTTACATTCTGGAAGAATGGTACACCTATCGCGGATACATTCACGGGTGTATCAGGAACATTTTTCCCGATTTTCCATGATGTCGGTTCTACGGTCATGGCCGTTAACTTCGGCGATTCTGCATTTATCTATACCCCCACATCCGGTTACTCTGGCTGGACTACCGATAGCAAAGACCTTGCGATCTCGGTTCCGCCCGCGCTGTCGATGGGCGGCGGGGCGTTGGTTGCCGTAAGCGTTCCGCCTACGCTGTCGATGGGCGGGGGTGCTGCGATTGCCGTGGTGTCTCCATCACCGACACTGGTCATGGGTACTGGAGCGTGGCTCGATTTGGTTCTACCAGCCGCTGTCTTGGCGATGGGTGGCCCATCAACATTGGCAGTGACGGTTCCTTTTACCGTCGCCTTCGGCGGCGCTCCGACATTCGATGTTATCGTTCCAGCGCCTATTTTGGCGATGGAAGGCGATACGGTTTTCAATCAACTCGCTGTAACATTTCCTATTGCTCGCCTTGAAGCCTCTGGCGAGACCGGCGGGGTGTTCTCGCTTGACCTCACTGTTCCAGTACCGGTTCTTGATCTTGCGACCCCTGCCTCATTGGCAGTGTCCATTTCTGTGCAGATGGCCATCGAGGCTGTCGATGGCGCTGTTATGGCCCTTCAGATCACAACTCCGTTGCCAGAAATTTCGGCATCTGGAAGCCCGGAAAACTTGTGCTCACTGGGGATCACGGCGTCGTTCCAAGTCTCGGCCGTTGCGGTATCGGAATCCATCGGACAACTTAGCATCACGACTCCGCGAGTGCGTCTCGCAGCTACGGCCCTTTCCGGTTCCGATAGCGTGTTGGCTGTCGCGATCCCGTTCCCGGTTGCTCAGCTTCTCGGCTATGGCCCGTACGAAGGTTCGTTGGTGCTGTCCTATCCCGGCCCGGTGTTGGACTTCGAGATGGTCGCGGCTATCGCCGCAGCAACTCGCACATGGGTCCTGAACTTGCGTAAGAAAGGGCTCACGGAGTACAACAACTTCCCGTTCAACAGCTACGCAATCCTGCGTGGCACGGTACTATCGGCCGGCGATGGGGGCTTGTTCAGTCACGCGAGCCAGAACAGCGACGCCGGCACTGCGATCAGCGCGCTCGTGCGTACGGGCGAGGAGAGTTTCGGGACCAGCTTCAACAAGCGAGTGCCGCGCATCTATCTCGGCTACGAGACCAGCGGAGCCGTGAAGTTCTCGACGTTCACCTCACAGGACGGCCAGCGTGTCTACCTGCTACCTGACAACGGCATCCGCAAGATTCAACAGCGTCGTATCCCGGTCGGCCGAGGCCCGAAATCGCCTTATTGGCAGTTTGAAGTGACCAACGTGGATGGTGCTGACTTTCTGCTCTCGCACATGCACGTGTACCCGGAGAAGTCATACCGCCGGGTGGTATAATTCGGAGATACCATGACAGTCCCTCAAATCATTGCCGATCAGCAAGCGTACGCGACCAGTTGGGTAACGCAGGCCAACGCGTTCATCAATCAGGTCGCCAATCTTGCGAACACTGAGTTCCCGGTAACTCCGCCGGAGCTTGCGTACGGCCGCACGGGATTGACCGACTCGGCAAAGTCGGAGATGGCTGGCATGCGTCCGACCCGCCCGACGATCCCGACGATCTCGGCTACTCCGCCAGTCGCTCCTACCTTCGATTTTAGCGCCATCATCCCCGTCGAGGTAGCGAGTTTCGTTAAGCTCGCACCCGCTCTTGATCTGCCAGTGGCTCCCAGCGCCGTATTGCCTATCGCGCCGAACGCGCCCTCCATTACTGATCCCGTGATTCCGGATGCGCCAGTCGTGACCATCCCGGTCTCGCCGACTGTGGTGATGCCGACCTTGCCTTCGCCGCCATCGATCTCTCTGCCGTATTTCACTGCGGAAGTCCCGTTCGATGATCTCGTGGCTCCGACGAACACCTTCTCGTTCTACGAGCAGGTTTACTCGTCGGCGCTTCTCGACGAGACGAAGGCCAAGCTACTCACCGATCTGGAGAACGGCGGCTATGGCATCGAAGCTGCGGACGAACTTGCCTTGTGGGAGCGCGCTCGTGCGCGCGAGTTTGACGGTGCACAGCAAGCCATCGACGAAGTGACCCAGTTCCATGCGGCGCGGGGGTTCCCATTGCCACCGGGAGACTTGACGGTCGCCATCGAGCGTGCGCAGCAGAATCTATCGAACAAGATGTCCGACGTGAATCGCACGATCTTCCTCGACCGTTCGGATCGATACGTCAAGGCCCGCCAATTCGCGCTGACGCAGGCGAAGGAGTTGGAGAACATCCTGATCAATTTCCACAACTCGATCATGGAGCGTGCGCTCAACGCCGCGAAGGCGACACTGGAAGCCTCGGTCCAAATCTTCAACGCTCTCGTTGCGCGCTACAACGCTCGTGTGCAAGCGTACCAGACCGAGGCTCAGGTGTTCGAGTCGAAGATTCGCGCTGCACTGACGCAGATCGAGATTTACAAAGGACAATTGGAAGGCTCGCGCCTCGAAGTGGAAGTACAGAAACTTGCGGTGGATGCCTACAATGCGCAACTTAACGGGATTCAGGCGGTGGTCGGTATTTATCGCACCCGTATGGAAGCCGCGTCGATTCAGGCCGGGATCGAACGTACTCGCCTCGAAGCCTTCCGCGGGTTGGTGGATGCGTACACTGCGCAGGTGCAAGGCAAGGTTGCCGAGTTCGGCATGTACAAGGCCCGCATCGACGGCGAGACAGCAAAGATCACTGCGTTCGAAGCCGAGGTGCGCGCGTACACAGCGCAAGTGATGGGTGCGAAGGCGAAAGCCGATGTGCAGGTTGCGAACCTGAATGCGGAGGTGGAGCAAGCACGCACGCGCCTCTCAGGCTATCAAGCCAGCATCGAGCAATTCAAGGCGGAGCTTCTGTCGCAGACCGAAGCCTTGCGTGCCGTGACAGAGGTTTACCGTGTGGACATCTCGGCGTTCGCAACTTCCGTGGATGCGTTGAAATCGGCCTACCAACTGGAGGTCGAGGAACTTCAGGCCAACATTCAGGCCAACATCAAGGCGGCGGATGTCAACGTCGCCGCGGCGCAGATTCGACTGGAGGCTCTGGTCAAGGCTGCATCGATGCGCACCTCGTCTGCTCAGTTCGGTGCCACATTCTACGCCAATGCGATGCAGTCGGTGCTAAGTTCGATCACCACGCTCGCGGCGGAAATCACTCAGGCGTAAGGAGAACCCATGATCATCAATCCGGACGGAACGATTCAGTTCGAACGTGTGGAGATTCCCGGCCAGCAACGCGGCGCGGCTGCCGCTTCCAAGGGGGCCGATCTCGCTGCACAGAACCGTGCCGCGCGTCTCGCGAAGTACGGTCCCGAGATGGTGGGCAAGATGGAGACAGCCGGGGCGCGTTTCGGTGGTGCAGCAAGTGCCTCTCCCGCTCCTTCGGTCGCCACGGCAACGAATCCTGCGCCAGTTGCGACTTCGACCGCGGCGTCTGCTCCTACCTTCGGCCAACGCGCCATGCGTATTCTGCGCGGCGGTGGCCGTCTGCTGGGTGCGGCTGGCGTCGGTGCCGTGGGTGCCGATGTAGCAACTACGGTCGCTGGCAAGACCACCGAGCAATACGAGAAGGAACTTAGCGGGCTCGGCGTCTCACAGAATCCGGCCTTTGAAAGCCCGGCTTTGCGAGCGGTGCGGGATGTGGGTGTTCGCGGGCTCGGCGCATTGGTCGATCTAGGCCGCGCGGTGAATCCGTTCGGTGGTGCTCGCTCTCCCACTCCTATCGCCACTGTGGCGGGGGCTGGAGGGGCTGCCGCAGCAGGACCTACACCGATCAACGCCGAAGCCCTGATGACTGGCACAGGCGTTCCTGAGTTCGGCACAGGCGCTTTCCGTGTCGGCAATCGTCGCGCCGTCGCGGTGGATTCTCGTGCTGCGCTTGCTGCCGCTGTACCTGCTGCCGCTCCGGCTGCCACGCCCGCTGCACCGACTGCTCCTACGCTTGGTACAGAGGGTGGCATCTTCGGCAATCTGGTACAATTCCAGAAAGACCTCGGCAAGCGGAAGATCGAAGCTGCCACTGAGACACGCGACTTCAGCCGCGGTGTGAAACTCGGAACGCTGGGAGCCACGCAACAGAAAGCAGCGGCCGAATCCGAGAACGCGATCTCGAACCGGATCAAAGCCGCGGCGGCGGTGGAAACAGCACTGGGTTCTGGCCGCAAACTCACGACCGATCTGATGGGTAATCCCATCGTGGTTGACGTGAAGGCCAAGACCGCGTATGCTCCGACGGTTAACAAGCCGGTAACGGAATCGGACATCGCAGCAACCATGAAGGCCAACAAGATGACCCGTGAACAAGTCATTGCGCGCCTACGCGCAGAAGGGCGAATGGACTAAATGGCAGGCACAAATCTGTTCGCGTCGGGCGCAGGTCTCGACGTAACACAGCCGGTAGCCGGAACCGATCTCTTTGCAGACCCTAACGCTCCGGGCGCGTTGAAGAAGGGTCTGAAGACAGGCGCAGCGGGCCTCAAGGGCACCGCAGCAGGTGCGCTCGCGCTCGCGGGCGAACTGACAGGCATCGAATCCCTCAAGCAGTATGGTCTCGAAACCGCGGCTCGTGCTCAAGAGCAAGCTGCGGAAACTGCCATGCGCGCCGAGGATGTACAGGACGTTGGCAGTGCGGTGGAGTTCGCGAAGTATGGAGTGGGCTACCTTGTACCCCAGCTTGCCACCGCCGTTGCTGCTGGCTTGATCGGTCGCGTCGGTGGGGCTGCGGCAGCCCGCGGTATCGCCGATCCCGCCAAGGCGCTCCTAGCGCGTAATGCGGGCATGACCGCCGGCCTCGCTACCTCGTCCATCGCTCAGGAGGCTGGATCGATCTATCCGGAGGCGGTGGATGCCGGCCTTCCGGACGCGGCGGCCCGAGCGATTCTTGGCGGCACACTGGCTGGTTCCCTCGACATCGTGCCGCAGTTGCTTGCTGCGAAGATGCTGGGCGCGTTCGGCAAGCGCCAAGCCAATCCCGCTCGTGGGCTCACGGAGATTCTGAAGGGCGGCGCGAAAGCCGCGGCCGGTGGCGCGCTAGTCGAAGCCGGGACGGAACTCGGGCAAACTGCCATCGAGCGCGCCTCAGCCGCTCAACCCCTCACAGGTCCCGAGGCGGAGAGCGACTATCTCAACTCGGTGATCCTCGGTGCTATTGGAGGTGGCGTCGTAGGTGCCCCT